AAAGCACGCCTTGCCATAGGATCCATTTTCGTAATCAGTCCAAAATCAAGAAAGCCTTCCGTCATCTCAATCAACCCTCCCCACACGCTTCACACAAATGAATGTTTTCATAAACCTAACCTCCGATTGAGGTTATTCAATTTTTCATCAACATTGGATTCGGCAGGGCTTCTTTCGCTTCGCCTGTCTTGAACGGTTTGGCTCATGTGATGCTCACCGTCAAAGCGATTCACACGGTCAGGGCTTTTGCCACCACTTCTCCGTGAATGCAAATTCAATTGTGATTTGCCTCGTGTTCTCAATGGTCGCAAATCCGTTCCATGAGTGGTTGTCATAGCCGAGGGTATGGGGCGAGAGCCATGAATGTCATCCTCAACATTCCGTTTCCAAATTTCATCCATCGTTGGTGGTAAAATGTGGGATTTAGCCATCGCACCCCCACCTTGTTGCGGTGGCGCACCTTCAGGCGGTGGGCCTGTTTGCGGTGGTGGCGGTGGTGCTTCTTTGTAATCAAAGTGAAGGTAGCCATTGTCATCACGCAATTGAGCATCATAGCCCGCTTGCTTCATTTGCATCATGTTGCGGATAGCCATTTCATCCCTTCGCATAGCCATGATTTCATCCTCTTCCTCATGTGGATTGAGAATGATTTCCCACTCGCTAATTTGAAGGGCTTCAAGCAATAGAGGGAATAGACGATTGTTATACAGGTTTTGACTTGAAGCCAAAGCCCGATTGGTGACGACAATTTGCATTCCTTCGTTGTTCAAACCACCGCCCGACACATCGTTCATAAACACATTTGATACACCGTAAAACGATGAAATGCGTTGGCGAATGTCGTCTTTGATCGGGATGTATTGTAATTCTTCAAGGGTGTCCATCATACGCACATATTCAAGACCACCACGACCCGTTTCTGTTTCAACACCAACCGTAGGAATGTATTGTGGGTCACGCTCAAGGTGTTCCTGAATGTTGCGTGCGGTTCGCTCAACGGTTTCAAGGTTGGATGATTTAATCACCATCACACCTCTCGGCATCCGCCTCTTTTGGTAAGCCGAATACACATAATTGTCCATCGCAATCAGCGTGTTCACTTGTCGCCATAGTGTAGCAACGGGCGAGCGACCATACAATTTTGAGGGCGACCATTTGCTCAAATGGATGACTTCGCCTTCGGTATAGACCTGTCCTGCACCAACACCTGCGAGGTTCATGTAATGAATGGGAACAACGGGCAATCCTGTTTTCGGACATTTCTCATCCTTGTCGCTTGTGCGGAATGACCTGTCCAACAGGCTCGTGTATTGCTTGCCCCCACGCACACCACGCTTATCGGCAACAATACGCATGAAAATGGGGTCAGCACGAGTGATTTCTTTGATGCGGTAAAATTGTGGTTGTCCTGTGTTGGGATCCACGAAATACTCCTTCGTGAGAATCAGGTATGCGTCATCAACAATGTTCAAGTCCATTTCCACTTCACGAAGGACTTCAAGGAATGATTGCGACATTCGGTTGTCCTCGTGGAGAAGGGCGTTTGCATATTCCAATTGTCCCTTATCCGCATCACGAACCTCGCCTCCGCACATACGGCACGAGTCCACTGCCTTGTTGTATTCTTCATCGCACTCTCGGCACTTTTTCACAAATTTTGGTTTCCATGTCCAACCTTTGCGGAATGTTTCAGTCGCCAAGTGATTGAGAATTGAACGCAACACCAAACACTCGTATGAGGCAGCGTATAGTGCGGGGATGGTAATACCCTGCAACAATGGAGGCTCTTGGACACCTGTGGTGAACAATGGCATCTGTGGCGTGGGTGTTTCATGGCGTTCCATGTCCATGCCAAGAGCCGAAAACAAACGGTCAATGCGTTTCTTTTCACTCATGGGCAATCACCTCAAACGCTCGCTTCAATTTGTCCTCCGACATCCCCCACGCCTTAAGCAATTCAACCTGCTCTTTCTTTGAAGCGTAGGTGTAAGTCAAAAGACGCATAGCCGTTTCATCACCTTCATAGGATTTGAGCAAAACCGCAGCATTCCTTTTGTTTTCATTCAAATAGGGATAGGCTTTGCGGGCTGCCTTTTGCACTGAAAGGTCGCCTTCAATGACGAATTGGCGATCTTCCCACATAATGTTGCCCACGCCAAGACTCTCCTTTAACACAACGGTAAATTCATCACCTCTTTTGCTCGTGAACGGCAAAAACAAACGAGGCGAACCTGATGGCGTAATTTCCAAGTGTCCACCAACATCCCAAAGGTTAGCGATGAAATTGTCAGCATTTTTGAGCATGATTTTGGGGGACTGTTTGCCGTAAAGCAGTGCCTTTGAGTCATTATTCCTCGCTTTGCCAACCACTTCAATGTCAAACAAAAAGCCGTGTGATTTGATGAGCATGGCAATTTCAGCCGAAGTCGCTGTGCTATGTGATGCGAGCATTTGTGAAGTCATCCCACCATAATCGTCTATGTTTTGTGATGCTTTGCTCAATATGTCATATTCTCGTCGGCTCAAACGGCTTTCAGCGTTGAGTCGGTCAGACCATTCTTTCCATATTGCTTCTCGTGTTTCTTCGTCAGCGTTTCGTGACGAAACAACCGCTTTACGAAACAGGAATTCCAAGCGTTCACCATGCGTAGCGAGCATATTGAAATCGTTATCACGGACATCAATGTGTCCCCAATCGCTGTCACGCCACCATGAAAATTCTTTGAGCAAAGCATCCTGTTCCTGCTTCAACAAATTGATTAGGCGAGGGATAATGGCTTCTTCACCATTTTCCTGCATGATTTTGATTATTTGATCGCCACTTGTGCCAAAATTGTCCATGAAATAACTGCGTGTTATTCCCACCGTTGGCGTTGCCGTTGTTCCCGGTTGGTCGGTTGGCATACCTTCGTTTTCGTTGCCTGAAAATCCTTGAATCTGTGAACCCGCTGTTGCTTGAGGTGGCATTTCCTGCTGTTGCTCTTGTTGGATGGTTTTGGCTTCCTCTTGTTTTGCTTCTTCCAATTCTTTGGTCTTTTCAGCAACCTTCTCCGAAGCCATTTGCTGATTGTTTGGCAACAATTTGAGGATGGCACTATCCATCGTATTCAGCATGGGATTCCATTCAATTTTCATGCGTCAGCCCACCCTATTCGTTTTGTCCACGCCTCGCTGTCAAGAATCACGATGCTGTCTTTATACTCCTTCGTAGCCTGAACCGCAAGGGCGAGGGCAATAACTGTATCGTCGTGTTTTCCAAGCGACTCCATTTTACCATTCGGCAACATGGTGAACATGGACAATTCGTTTATCAAAATGTCCATCAATCTTCGTGTAGCCCCATCCTCTTTGTAGGGCAAAATCAAATGCCGTTGTTCAAAGTGCAATTGAAGAGTGTGAATGACCGCTTCTTTTTTCATACGGCTCATGGTGAATGGTTTGATGGGCAAATCGCTGATTTCTTTCAACACTTGATGAAATGCCTGTGCGAAATTGTTGGTTTCCAATTCCACAATGACGGGATTGTAGCGAGTGTTTAATTCTATGATTTTGTCAATTTGGTCGTTGAATGACATTCCTTTTTCACGGTGCATCCAAACCACACGCTTGTGTCGGTTTTCATCCACCGCAATCACGACCATGCAGGTGTAGTCGGCTGAACGGTCAGGGCTGATTGCAGGATCCCAACCGATGTAATAATTCACATCCTCTCGGTTGGGGTCGGCATACGGGTCAAATTCAAACGCATATTCCAAGTCCTTGCATGGTTCAACCATATCTTCGGGGAATAGACTCGCATCGCTCGCAATTGGGCGACACAGGTATTCACGGGTAAATGCAATTGAAGTCATTTCGCTTCTTCGCCCTTGTAGTGCTTCAAGACTCCAACGCTCAGGCCACAGCGGTTCACCCGTCTGCTCACTAATGGCGGGGTATTCACGGACTTGATAGCCACTCAAGCCTTTCAATTCTTGGTAAAGGTCGGTGTAGGAGAACGGAGTGCCGACAATGCACAATTGTGCCGAGTGGTGAAGCACAGGCAACAAAGCGGTGTAAAACCACGAAGCGATGTGTGCTAATTGTGTTGATGCTTCGCTTGACAGAATATCGTCAAGCACCACGATGTCAGGGTGCGCACCACGCACAGCCTTACCGACTGACATAGCCGATATGGATGATTTGTTTGTCATTTTGAATTTCTGTTTCGCCCATCCTCGTGCGGGCTTCAAATGCGAAAGCACAGGATTTGACTCAATCAATTCATTCATTTTCGCCATGTGTTCAATGGACTGATGCTGACTGTGTGAAAAGAATAGCACTTCTGTGCCGGGATTGTAAGCCATTTTCCATAGCAAATAGACTCGGTAAAACACCGATTTGCCGTGATCACGAGAAGCGATTACACAGGTTTTGTTGTGTTCCTCCGACATGGCAAACCATTCTTCGTGAAAGTCGGCTAATTGATAGCCTTCTTCTTTGCCACAAATGTCCTCAAAAAAGAATTTGAAATCCCTGCGCCCCATTTCCCAATCCACTTTGTTGGCGAGGTCAAGGACACCTGCTGACACGGGGCATCACCTAAACCCAACCATTCGGCAAAAGTGAATAATTGACATCCGCATTGTTTTCTTTCAACAGACTGTTTCGCATACCGCTTGGCAAAAGGGATAGGTTGGTGTCATGGCTCATTTTGAAGGTTTCACCAAACAATTCTTCCATTTCATCCATGAATTGTGGATGCACTCTTTCAACCTCATCCATGTTATTTTTGATGTGGCTCATGGCTTCTTTCTTACCTTCTTGTGCATCAAGAATCAATTCCCCAACCTCTTCGGATGACATATTGCGGATTGCTTTCATTGGAGTGGATTTTTCCTTCGCACCACCCTTTTCGCCACCCACTTTCGTGGTCGCTTCTGTGCTTTCACGAGTCGTTTTTCTTCGCTTGCTGCGTTTTGTGGCTTCGGTTTCAGTGGCCTTTTTGTCCTCAACAGGTGCGGATTCTTCTCCGCCCCCAAACAGTGTCGTTTGGTCTGTCGTTGGCAATTTAGTGGCTTGTTCCTCAACCTTTGGTTCGGTTTGCTTTACGCTCTCAGTCTGTTCTTGAGGTTGTCCGAAGCCTGAGTCCCTAATTGCTTCAAGCATAGCCCTTCCCATAGCGGTTTCATTTTCATCCAACGCACCTCTCGTTTCGCCCGGTTCGGGCAAATTGGTTTGTGGCTCAGGCTCTTTTTTCTTTGGCGTTCTCTTTCGCTTAGGGCGTTTGAAATTATCAATTATGTTTGGATTT